AGGAAGGATAGCTTCCTTCTGCCACCAAGTACCAGCGCACGTAAAAGGTGCATCGGAACCATTACAGTTAAAAGCAAAGAAAATAGACTAAAAGGGTTTCGGACCCATTAGTCTTGGACATGAAAGTGTGTTCAGGAACCATCGTGATCGACAAAAGATATTTGTGATTAACAGTGCTTTGATTACTAGTGTAGTTATTTCGAGAAAAGAGAGCTACCCCCCCCTCCTATATGTTATAGTCAAGTAAAATTTTTGGTCTTTGACCCATATACGTAAATCGAGTATCCCTTTGGGAGTAAATCCGTAATTCGTGTATGAATTTTATCGTAAAGAAAATTAGAAAAGAAAAGAAATAGGATGTCGCGAGGAGACAAAACATAAAAAATTACATTTCACATTTAAAAATTCTCAAGCGACACAAGGTGCTTAACTTCTAGTATCTATACAATGGTATACACCGTCAGAACACTATTAGCAATCTGTGCAAACACCTCTCCGATCCTAAAGGACGACGTGCAAAGTGTAGCAGTGGTAAGGTACAGCTACAGTTGTAGCCGAGGCCTGCCTAGCAAGTTAGTATGAGTATAGTTGAACGACTTAAGTAGGTGGAAATCCCCACTAGAAATTCTTGTATTTCGAAGAAGGAACAAGATATAGCCTCAATCCGGCCGAATGAATACGATACTACAAACCAGACACACACACATACCAAACATGAACATCCAATCGCAAATTCTCGAACAAGAGAATCGAGTGCATACAGCACTCATGAAGGGACATTTTTTCCCGTGGCTGTTCGCTACCATGAAACTGGAACGATTGCAGCGCAAGAGAACCGCACCTGTGCGTGTTTCTATGATAGAACGAGTTCGCCAGTGGCGCACACGTAACCGTGTGTACACTGACTCGCACTTCGTGAACGTCTTCTTTTATATTGGAGATAGACGGAAAACCATTCAGGTAGATCCTGAATGGAGCTTTGGAGAGATCGCGTACATGAACGATCTACCGGTTCTTGGAACCTGGTGGAGTTATAATGGACGACCACTTCGTATGACCGCAAAACCGCACGACTATGATATTGGAAACAATGCCAACATCATCATCACCGGCCGGTTGCTGGGTGGAACTAGATGCCCCCTCCCATTGTACACTATCATCACAGAATGTGAGAACATGGTGTTACATACCACACACACTTCCCTCTGCGATTTTCGATTGCAGGCGGAAGCCATTTCCGATGGAGAACCAATCATGGATCTCATCACACGTGTTTTGGAAAAACACCGTACCTCTTGTACAAAGGACGCGTGGATCATCGATCTACTCGAAAACTTTGTGCAACTGTTGTATTGGTCGAGCAAGTGCGAGACCAAAACAGATGTCATTGCTAGTATCGCTCTAGCATACAAACTATTTACTGGGCGAAGTGTTATCAACGCTTCCGTCGGATTCCTTTGTGTGGAATCTTTGCAGGGTGATGCTTTCTCAGACATCACAAAAACCGCACGAGAGTGGTTTACATTAGGAGCTTCTGCTCTCAAGAACCCGCTATTCGAGCGAATGAGGAAGATCTATACGTACCTACTGGTTCAGGGTTTCCTCACAAAGATGGGCCTCACTATCGGTGAACAAGAGTTCTTGACACTAGATGCACGCGCACGCGTGAAGTACAATGACAAGACATCCTTGGTCATGTTGATGATCGAAACTGCCATCACAATCTGTGAACGGATTGAAGCGTATCGCGTAACAGGCGATTGGCATTCATTCATTCATGACGACGTGCACTACACCAAGTGGAACCAGACTGCTGATCGCCTTATCAGTCTTGCGCCATTCACTTCCAATCTGGAAGCACACGGAACTTCATATTTCGCATTCATCGCTGATCTCAACGATGCTGTTGAGAAAGGTGAAACTATGTGTAAATACACGAGTAAGAGCTCAGGTGTAGACCCCAGTGGTATACGCCGCAAGTTAAACACTCTTCAACTTCTGAAGAACACAGAGATCACACGTAGAGCTTCACAAAAGGAACGACGAGCACCCTTTGGGGTTCTCATTCACGGAGCTTCCAGCGTGGCAAAGTCGAGTTTCACCAAGATGCTCTTCTATTTCTACGGACAAGTGCACGGTCTCTCTACGGATGATCATTATCGGTATGTCCGAAACCCGGCAGAGGATTACTGGAACAATTTCGATTCCAGCAAGTGGTGCATCCAATTGGATGATATTGCTTTCCTTCTACCACAGAAGTCATCGGACGTAGACCCGACGCTCAAGGATTTGTTGAACGTTGTCAACAATGTTCCCTATGTACCAGCGCAAGCAGCCCTTGAAGACAAGGGAAAAACGCCGGTCATGGCAAAACTCGTTTTGGCAACTACCAATGCGCCAGATCTGAATGCCCAAGACTATTTCCATTGCCCTTTAGCAGTGCGACGCCGTCTACCGTACATTGTGAAGGTGGAACCTAAGGAAGAGTACAAACATGCAAACGGCAAGTTCATTGATCCAACCAAGTTAGAAAAACCCACGCGTGGGTTTCCAGACTATTGGACCATTACTGTCCAACAGATAGTTCCAGAAGAACACAATGGTCGGGACTCAGCACGTTTGGAAACAATCGAGGTTTTCACCGATGTGCGAAAGTTTCTCGCTCATTTTGGTGAAAAATCCAAAGAACACGAGAAGATCCAAACAAAAGCAGAAGTTGCTGACACATACATGCGAGACATTGTGGTATGCCCACTATGTTGCTCAATCAAAGAAGAGTGCACTTGTTTACAGGCACTGATTGTACCAACGTGGTCAGTGTGGTTCTGGCGCTATGTTGCTGCTGAGGTGGGTCGCATTTTATATTGGATGTTGATCAACCTTTTTAGCAACTGGATTGGCATGTGGCTCACGAAGTTTTATGTCATACGTCATACCACAGTACGACTCACACGATTTCTCAACACGGAACACGAAGTTCGAGTGTTGGGTTTGCTCAACGGCGGAAGAGGTTATGGTTTTCGTGTCACAATGGGACGCGTTGCTGCTGTAGCTCTGCTCGTTGGACAAGTGTACGTGAGCTGGAAGTGTGCATCGTACATATATACTAAGCCCACACAAGCTCAGAAGATGAAAGCCACTGTGAATATTGGAAAGCCAGAAAGGGTTTCCACATGTTCACATTGTGCTCCCACATCGTCTGAATGTGAATCAGAAGAGCTCAGCGATGAGGAGAATATCGACGGTGATGTTCACTCGTTGGGTCTTCAAGGTAACGTCCACGGAACTACTGAAGAACAGTTGGTGAAAGAGCAAAACAAGAATGTATGGTATAACAGTGCCATTGAACTCTCACAGTTTGACATTCCTTTGGCTAGCCGCTCTCTCGCGAATTTGGAACCATCCAGTGCACGAGATCTATTCGCCGCAAACTGTGTTTTGCTGGAATTTCAGTGCAGAGATGTACATTTCAAGTATCGCGTGAAGGGTGTTTTCATCAAGGGCCAACGATTGATCTTCAACCGCCATGCTCTAAAGAATGGCACTGATTTTGCACTCAAGATCATCACTGAACCAACTTCATGTGGAGTCACATCGAACTTCACCACATACTTCAAACGTCACGAAGTGACAGAAGTAGAAGAAGTCGATTTAGTCGGTCTGACGGTGCTTGATGTGCCTCCGCGCAAAGACATCACCAAATTCTGGAATGTCTCCGCAGTACCAGTCACGCGTATGGTTGGTGTGTCACGTACAGTAGGTGGCACTGCTGAGTACGTCGAACTTTTCAACGTATCTTTCCAGCCACACCTACCTGTCGCACCACTCAATCGCGAGATGCATACATATCTTGCAAAGAGTAGTGTTCTCACTCAGGATGGTGACTGTGGTACTCTTGGTATCGGTTTGACACCAAGAGGACCTGTCATCATTGGTGTCCATACACTAGGACATGGAGAAGTACGTGGGTACCCCTATGTGAGTCAAACACATCTTCGCAAACTTTTGGGTGATACCCCATTGGTCGAAGGTGGTGGAAGTCCACTGTTTGACCTACAAGGTAACAATACACAACCAGGACGGTTGCACCCCCGTAGTGTGGTGCGTTACCTGGAAACAGGCACAGCTAATGTCTATGGAGGATTACCGGGTGGTCGACCAAAGCCTAGAAGCCGTGTATGCGGTACCCCCCTTCAGCAAGAGATGTTGGAGGAGTTGGGGGGTGTGGTGAACTATGGTGAACCTGTCATGACGGGTTGGGAACCCGTTCACAACAACATCAAGGAGATGGTTTTACAACACGCTGACGTTGATCACGATGTTCTTGAACATTGTGTGCGCACGTATGTACAGGACATTGTCACACAACTGGACTCTGCGTATGGTGATGATTGGAAGCGCGAACTCGTGTTTCTGACTGATCGTGCTGCAGTCAATGGATTGGCAGGTGTCAAGTATATTGACAGAATCAACGTGAGTACTTCAATGGGTTTCCCATGGAATACTTCGAAGAAACAGTTTCTCCATCCAGACCCGTCAGCAGATCTCCCAGAGGGTGTCACCTTCACCGATGAAGTGTGGGAACGTGTTCGTCACGTGGAGCAATGTTACGTCGAAGGACGGCGTGCTTACCCTGTGTTCACTGCCCATCTCAAGGATGAGGCAACAAGCTTCGCAAAGATAGAGAAGAAGAAAACTCGTGTTTTCACTGGCGCTCCCATCGATTTTAGTATCGTGGGCCGGAAAAAACTCCTCTCGTTTGTTCGATTATTGCAAAAGAACAAACTCATCTTTGAAGCCGCACCAGGGACTGTTACACAGTCGAAGGAATGGACTCATTTCTATCAGTATTTGACCCAGCATGGGGAAAAGAAACTGGTAGCTGGAGATTACGGCAAATTCGATAAGCGTATGCTCGCACGATTCATTCTCATGGCCTTTGAGGTCATCATCGAGGTGCACCGTTCAGCCGGTTTTTCAGAAGGTGAACTCCAGGAGATTCGGTGCATAGGAACGGACATCGCGTTCCCTGTGTGCAATTTCCAAGGAGATATCATCGAATTTTTCGGTACCAACCCTTCGGGTCACCCATTCACAGTCGTTGTGAATTCACTGGTGAACAGTTTGTATATGCGCTATGCGTATTGCATGCTAAACCCGATCAAAACCAGCTGGGATTTTCGCCAGAATGTAGCTCTGCTTACATACGGTGACGACAATGTGATGGGCGTGTCCCACACTGTTCCCTGGTTTAACCATACGGCGATTCAAGAAGTTCTCGCTTCTATTGGTGTTGAGTATACGATGGCAGATAAGGAAACTGCTTCTGTCCCGTATATCAGCATCGATGAAGTATCGTTCCTTAAGCGCAAGTGGCGCTGGGAAACGGAACTGAATGCATATGCCGCACCGCTCGAAGTGGATTCTATCCAGAAATCTTTGACTGTCTGGGTGCCATCGCGCACCATAGATAAGTACAAACAGATGGTGGATGTCATCACTTCAGCAAACAACGAGTATTTCTTTCACGGACGTGAATTGTTCGAAAAGAGACGCTCCTTCTTCCAACGGGTTCTTCAGCAAGAACCCTATTCACACTATGTGGAGGACTCGACCTTGCCTGACTGGGATACCCTCGTTAAGAGGTTCCGGCATGCGTCACAAGAGTTTGAAAACATTCCAGTCCCGGGGTTAGGACTTGGCTGTCCTACACCCTTAAAAGAATAGTCAGCTAACACGAAAACAGAAGAAAAAAGTGTTGAGACAGTCACCAGAAGTACTGTCCCTGCATCTACGCATAAGAGCGCGTATCCGCAGAGTATTAAGACTCTTCTTTGCTTGCAGTCTGAAGATATCACAAACGACGTGATGACTTCAGGAACTGCAGCCAGCTTGGAAATGACTAGCGAAACCGTTACGTTTATTGACAATGCTGAAGGTGAAGTTATAATGGCTGGATCTGAAATTAATCCAATTGCAAAAGTCGATGGGACTGAAGATTTGCAATTGGGGAGATTCTTAGGTCGACCCACAGCTATTACTAGCTTTACATGGAACACAGCTGACACGATTGGTGTGAAAACCACGGTACAACCGTGGTATCTTTTTCTCAACAATACCAACATTCGGAAAAAGATTGATAACTTTGCCTTTATGCGAGGCAAGTTGCACATCAAGGTCATGGTCAACGGCACTCCATTCCAGTTTGGTTTGTTGCGGACATGTTATAGTCCTCTACTCGGATTGGTTTCGGATAAAATCCGATCCCCTCCAAGTGGCAGTGAACCGGTGTTAACACCATATTCGCAACAACCGGGTTTCTTTGTCACCCCAGCAGCTAATGCGGGTGGTCAAATGGAGTTACCCTTTTTCTACCACAAAAATTGGTTGGATATCACCAGTGCATCCAATGTACAAAATTTCGGTACACTAAATTTCGTCATTTTCGCTCCTCTTGGGGTTGCTGTAAGTGGCGGTACAAGTGCTGTGACTGTACAAGTTTTTGCATGGATGACTGATGTCGAGTTGATGGGGCCCACTTCTTCACTAGCACTTCAAGGTGACGAGTATGATGAAGGCGCGGTCTCACGTCCGGCAAGTGCTATAGCCAATGTGGCTAGCTATTTGACGAAAGTACCAGTGATAGGACCTTTCGCACGAGCGACCGAAATAGGTGCTCGCGCGGTGGGTTCAATAGCCAAAATTTTTGGTTTTACGAATGTACCAGTCATAGCTAATGTTCATGGTTTCCAACCCATGAACGCTCCTATGTTGGCATCCGGACATATTGGTACCCCAGTACAAAAACTGTCTTTGGATCCCAAGCAGGAGTTGTCCCTGGACCCGACATTGCATGGTCTTCATTCGGGAGACGAATTGTCTATCCCATACATCAAGAAGAAGGAATCATATGTAGGTTCAGGAACTTGGGCCACTGCTGACGCAGTGGACAAGTTGTTGTTTTGTTGTCGGGTAACACCGGCTCTGTATCAGCAAGCAAATATTGTGAACTCTGTTGCTGCAACTGTAGGTCAGCGTGTATACCACACACCTATTTCCTATATGTCGCAGATGTTCTACAATTGGCGCGGATCTTTAGTAATTCGAGTTAAAATTGTAGCCACCAAGTTTCACAAGGGTCGTCTGAAAATCTCATACGATCCACGAGCGGATATCACTACAACAAACCCTGATGTCAATACCGTATACACAAAGATTGTTGATATTGGTGAGGAGGACGACGTAGAAATCGAAATCCCTTACCATCAAGACACTCCGTGGCTACTTGTTGATAAGTCGCTGACACCAAACTGGAACCTGACAGGTACACTGCCCAATCGTATTGGGACGGACAACGGTGTACTTACTGTTCGAGTTTTGACGACCCTCACGGCACCAGCCTCTGGTTCGATCAAAATTCTCACATTCTTGACGGGTGGAGATGATTTCGAATACGCGAATCCTTCAGATCACATTGGAGCTGAAAGTTCTAATCGCGTACCGTCATTCTTCGCACTTCAAGCAGAGGATATTACCAGTGTCGTACCAACGCGACATGTGTTGGGTGAAAAGGCTTTACCGCATCCAGATAGATATGCTCAGAATTTTGGCGAAGCCATCAATTCTTTGCGTTGTCTAGCACATCGCCATATGACAATGGACACTATTTGGACCAATTCATTGACAGCAGATCAGATCACCATTGTGGGGAAGATTTTACGAATCATGCCTTACACACCAGGATTTGATCCAAGTTGGACTACCTTCACGCAAGCTAACAAAGTTGTAGCTGCATCAGGGAACGCCGCGTATGCTTTCAATACGATGGGTCATCTAGCATATATTGCTGGTATGTTCATGGGATATCGTGGAGGTGCTAACTTTGTGTTAACACCTGGATACGATTCTTACAGTGGTGTTGTTTCTGATATGCGTGTCACCCGTTGGACACAGCAAGCATCAGCTGTCGGCTACCGTCTCTATCAAAATTGGGGCGGACAAGTCGCATCTGGTACACTATCAGCGCGCACTGCGTTTATGAACAGAACATCATATGGTGCGGATGGGCTTGCTGGTATGGCAATCAATAGCACCAACACAAACGGGTCTTTGTCTTTTCAACTGCCAGATTTTAAGCTTGCGAATTTTTCTCTTGCTGATCCAGCTAACTATGTTGCTGGTTCTGGTGAAGATGGAACTGATCGTCAAGCTGCATTTGTGCAGATTGCATTCAAGGCACCTACTGGAGTCAATACAAGTTATTTGACGATGCAGACACAAGTTTCTGCTGCTCCAGATTGGACCTGTCTTTTCTGGTTGTGTTGTCCTACTTTGGACTACTTAACCGGAAATCCTACACCTATCTAGGTGTACCCCGTATAGTCGGGGGAGGCGTCTAAGTACACTAAATTAACCTAGTGTCGCCTGAACGATAGAGGTCCTACTCCTACATATTTTCGTACAACCGTTGTATTTTGAGTGGATGAGAGGAATTTTATGTTAAAGAGATCGGTGCAGTCGGTCCGCTCCCTCCTCGGGGAGACTACTCCACAAATCGTGGTTTGCAGTTCATCAAGAGTTTTGTACTCGTGGCTTCAAACCACGGGGAAATTTTGCTCGGATGTAATTGCAGACTTTGAACGATTTGTTGTGATGAAATTGCACATCA